GCCGTAGCTACGGCTACCGCTCCCGACGACCCTCGCCGAGAGCCTCTGATGAGATTTTATCGCTCTATGATGCTCGACAGCCACCTGATGTCTGTCGTCGATACGCGTATCCTTCGTGTGCAGCGGTCGTCTTTTATGGTAGCCGACGACAACGGCAACAAAAACGAGGAACTGACCGATCTACTCCGCCGCCCATGGTTCGAAGAGCTCATAAGACTTGTACTGATGAGCCGTTTCCAGGGCACTACTCTCATAGAGATGTTCGACCTAGACCCCGATACTATGGAGATGGCTACCGTTACCGAGATACCGCAGTCCAATTTCATTGCCTCCAAAGGTATCGTCATCAAAGAACCATACGACACCAAAGGCGTATCTTTCGTCGACGAGCCGCTCGGCAACTACTACCTGCAAGTAGGTGGCTCGTTCGACCTGGGAATGTTCCACCAGCTGGCTATGCCCGTTATAGCCAAAAAGCTATCTCTCGGCAGCTGGATGAGCTATATTGACAAGTACGGCGTGCCACCGATATTCTTTATCACAGACCGCATGGATACGGCACGCCGCGACGAACTCTTCGAGATGGGGCAAAACTTCCGACAAAATATGTTCGCCGTTCTGCAAGGCAACGAGAAGATAGAGACGCCTTCACTGAGCGACACAAACGCCCACCAGACGTTCATCAGTCTTATCGACGAGTTCTGCAACAAGGAAATATCCAAGCGTGTACTTGGAGGCACCTCTACCACCGACGAGAAGTCTTTCGTAGGTTCTGCCGAGGTGCAGGAGCGTGTTGCCGCCGACCGTTACGAAGCAGATAAGCAACTATTCGGATATATCTTCAATGCCAAAATACGCCAAAGGCTCGTACAAATAAGCCCGGTCTATAAAGACTTCGAGCGACACAAGCTCGTTTGGAACAATCAAGAGACACTCGATATCAACGGATATATCGACGCCATAAGTAAACTATCGTCCTCTTATGAGTTCGATATCGATGAGATAAGAACGCGTACAGGTCTACCTGTTACTGCCATCAGGCAGACCACGTCGTTCTTTGGTGATGGCTCTCAAAACGACGGCGAGGAGCAGGTAAAAAAAAAAGATAATACCCAAGCCATAGCGTACACTACGCTACCTTCGGCTGCCGCCTCCGACCCCTCGATAGACGAAATAGCAGAGCAGGTATACAGAGGCGACATCACGCCCGAGAGGCTACACCGTGCCCTTGTACTCAAGTACTACACAGGTCTGTCGTCGGCTACTCAGAAAGGGTGGGGAGGCGGATATTACACCGACCCGACAACAAGGAAGTTTCGCGAGAACCTGCTCGCCTTTGCGGGAGCTAAAACCTTTTCGCTTATCAAAGAGATAGAAGCACTCAAAGTAGGCAGTATCTCGAAAGAAAAGCTACTTGGCTTGGCTCAAAAGAGAGGCTTTCTGTATGGCGACATCTGGCAGAAGACCGAAGAGAAGTTTGCGGCAAACTCGGCAAGTTCGGCGTACCAGTTCGGACAGTTCCGAAAAGATAGCGACATATACCCTAACTTGCGGTTCGTAACGATGCAAGACAGTCACGTACGCGACAGCCACGCTGCAAACGAGGGAATAGTAAAGCCTGTCGACGAGTGGACAGTGATGCCGCCACTCGACTACAACTGCCGATGCTACCTCGAGCAGACAACCGACCCTCCCAACGACAGAAAGCTATCGCAATACAACGATACAATAGCCGGCAACGCTGCCCTTAGCGAGCGTATCTTCAAAGACACCCATCCGTACAATAAGAGGGTGGCAAAGAACCTAAACGCAGAGCAGCTGGAAACCTTTGACATATCCGTACAGCTAACGAAGCAATATGTACCATACAACGCTACTATTAAGGTAGGCGAACGCACAATATACATCAACGACTTTGCCGACTACAACGATTTAGCCGACAATATAGAGGCAGCCAAAAAGATTGCTCCCGCCTTAAATAAAGATATCTACATAAGGCATCATACCGATGGAGGCAAGCTAAAAGGTAGCACCAATGCAGAGTTCGGTATAGGAAGCCCGAATATACTTGGAGACTTGAAAACATATACAGATGCCTCTAATTCTTTTAAAAATTTCTTTAATAATGGAGCTAAGAGTGCGGACAAACAGAATTGTAAATATGCAATATTAGATATCACAAAGACAGTCGATATTGAGCCACTCGGAAGACACCTAAAAGGAACAATAATAAGCGAGGGAAAGGAGAAAAACAGAAATATAGAGTATTTTATCATAATACGGGGAAACAGGGTCGCTAAAATAACAAGAGAACAGCTGCTTGTCAATAAGTTCGATAATCTGCTCGACCTGCAATAAAGGCAGAAGAGCGACATTGCTGTCGCCCTTCTGGGAGATTCGCGGCTCTTGATGCCTTGAACCACTGCAAAGGTAATACTTTTATTTTAATTACCAAACGATATGGAGAAAAAATGAGAAAAAATATTTATAGGGAGGTACGGCGAGAGTCTCTAAAATAACATAAGACCACATTGCTGTGGTCTTGATAGCCCTCCGCAGCCGGAGCTTAGGAAGAATGATATACAAAAGTAATACTTTATTTTAATTATCAAACGATACGATGAAAAAAATAGCGCTCGACAAAGAAAACAACATAAAAATATCTGTCGCACGAGGCAAAGACGGCAAAATAACAAGGGGCATAGTCCTCGAAGATACCCTTATGCAGGACGCATACCTCGCTCTTTCGTGTCTGCAAGGCGAGTGTAAAAACGACCCCATCGTCGGCTGCAACCTATTCCGAAAGGTGCGAGGAAAGGCAGACAAGGTAGCCGTACGCAAAGAGATAAAGATTGCCTTGCGTCGTGTCGGTATACGTCTCGAAGATGTCAAAAACAATATACAGACTCTCCTCGACGGTACAACTATTTAATCACTACTTAAACATCATTCCAATGGCAAACAATTACAATCCCACTCCGGCACAAGTCGCCGCCATCATCTCCGAGATATTCGGTATAGCTGTGTATCGCCCTGCACCCGAACACCCCGCACCGTCTCAGCCGACGTTTCGGTCGGTAGACTTTGTCGGCAAAGCCGATGCCGAAGCGGTATCCGACTTCAATCTGCCGGTATTCGGTGTCGTCAAGTTCAAAGGCGGCAGCTACAACATCTACAACGAACGAGGACAGGTGGTAAAGCAACACAGGAACGACTTCGTACTGCCTTACTCCTGTATAGTCGACTTCAGCCGCGAGAAAATCATCACCGAGACTCAGACACTCGGCGGCACAGGTACAGTCAAAGAGCTGTACGGACTCGGCGATTGGCAGATTAACATCAGCGGCATAGCCTTCGGCAACCGCTCCGACTCCTCTGCCGAGGCACATCGCATCGTAGCCGAACTCACACAGTGGGCAAACATCTGCGACAGCATATCGGTCGAAGGCGAAGTGTTCGGCAGCAAAGACATCGACAATATTGTGATAAAAAAACTCGACATCAAGCCGATAGAGGCTAAGTTTGACGTCATTCCGTTCACCATCGAAGCCGCAAGCGACGAACCGATAGAACTCATTATTTAATCATTATGGCAAACCTCATCAAGACCGTATCGTTCAACTTTGCCCGCCAAGAGCTCCTACGCCATACCGCACGGATGGCGGCGATAGAGAGTGTAAACTTCTTTAAGCGTAGTTTCGTCAAAGGAGGCTTTACCGACGCAGCATTCGAGGAATGGAAGCCCTCGCTTACGCCATTGGCAGGCTTCCGCACCATGATAGATACAAGAAATCTTCGAAACAGCATACGCACCACTGAACAGAGCACACGGCGTATCGTCGTAGGCTCACACCTCGAATACGCCGAGATACACAACAACGGTGGCAGTATCACCGTAACGGCTCGTATGAAACGCTACTTTTGGTGGCAATACTATCGCCTCGCAGGGCAGACCAGGCAAAGCTCCGCAGCACGGGCAAAACTCTCGGCTAAGGCTGAGTTCTGCCGCCGTATGGCTCTGATGAAAGAGGGCTCTATAGTCCGTATACCGCAGCGACAGTTCTTGGGAGAGAGCCACACGCTGATGGCAGACCTCGACAGCCGGCTGCACGCCATAATAGAAGACTATTGGGAAAAGGCATAAAAAAAGCCCCTCATTTGAGGGGCTTTTTTATGCTATGGGCTTTAGCTTATATGTTCGTATCAAACATATCCTCGACGTCGTCAGGCGTTGTCGGATTGGCTTGTTCTACCTCTATCTCTCTACCATTCATATCTGCCTCTGTAAACAGCACCTGTGCCGAGTAGTCGGTTACCAGGCATTCGAACGATATCCTGTATAGGTTGCCTGCATCGCCACTCTCCTCACGGCTCATATCGATACGACGCATCTCGGTAAAATACCGTCCGCTCTTGCCGTGAAAGAGAGCGTGTAGCTCCGTCAGCCGGTCGAGGAACGCCAGTGCCTTGTCTTGGTTTGCAGAACCGTCATAAGTGTCCGAGAAAGTCTCGTAAAACAGACGGAGGTCTACCTGTACCGTCAGGTTCTGTACCAGCGTGCCGGCATCGTCTGCCCCTCTCGTGCCAAACCCCACAAATACTGCAGGTGTCGGAAAGGGTAGCTCTTCGGTCAGGTAATTTATCTGCTCGTGCCAGAGGTCTACCCATTGCACGTCGGGCAGATTACTCTTTATTCTGCCCGTTATCTCCTTGTAAAGTTCACTCCAATATATCATATCCGTTCAATGCTTTATTTGTTCGTTTTCGATGCCCGAGAAATCCTCCTTGTCTTTAATCAAGTCAAGAGCTGCCGCTATCGATTTTTGCAGGGCGGTTCCACCATCTTGGGCTACCGGTAAGCCCTTTTTTATCGCCGAAATAATGCCGTCTATACGCTTTGTCATGGTGTCGAGTTGTCGCCGTAGCTCCGGCACTATCGCCAGACCGCTATCGTTTGCTTTATCGTTGTACACTATCTTGTCGGCTTTCACCTCTACGAGCTCTACCTCCTCGGCGTTAATTAGAAACGTCAGTGCCTCCTGCCCCTCTACTACTCCTATCAGGCAAACACTGCCTTGTTTTGGCTTGATGTCTGTATAGCCGAAGCCAAGCATCACCTCGAAATAATTTGTGTCGTCGGTAAGTCCGACAGCCGTCATCGTGCGATGCCCGCGGTCGTCCCACTGCACCGACTTGCATTCGACAAAACGAAGTTGTGCCTGTCGGCTGCCGGCTACCTTGATATTTATTATGTCGTTAAGTTTGTCTAATTCGCTCATATTGTTTAATTATTGCATTATAGTTTAATTCGTTTTGTCGCCGAGCGTTACCTCTTGTCTGTAACCTCCCGAGTTAAACTTTTTTACCGTCTTTTCCACATAAAAAGTCCCTTCCATATTCTTGTAAAACTCACTCACAACACGCACTTTCATACCGTGCTCTATCCGTGGTACGCCGAAAAGCGTAACAGAGCCGTCGAAACCCTGTGTCTTGTACTTTTGCAGGTCTGCCTTTGCTCTACTTTCGAGCTCCGCCTTTACCGATATGCCTACATACGTGCGTTGCACGGATGTGCCGCCTTTTTGTCCGACGGTAACCTCTATTTTGCGTCCGTTTTTTAGAATAGAGATAGCCCTTATCTCTACCTCTTCCGTGCTGTTTTTGCGGTTCAAATTCTCAGAAACAGCGTTTTTTTCTACATTGATATTAACGACAGGCACTCCGGACTGGTCGCCATACACGATGCCGCACAAGAGCTTTTTACCGTCAAAATAGCTGTATAGTCCTGTTTGTTTTTTGATAGTGTCGAGTATGTGTATCGGAGCGACACCGGCAAATCGTACTGCTCCCAACTGTACATCAGGGCACTCTATCTCATAGCCGGTCGCTGCTTTCTCGAGTAGCTTTCGTAACGTAATGGATGAAGAAACGATACTTACCGATCCCCGACGAAGATTGTACATCTCGTCTTCGCACCTTAGCTGTACGGGGACACCTTCAGAAATGTCCGCTATGTATCCTACAAACTCGGTAACAGGCTCTTCCGTACCGTAGCCGAGACGTATCTCTACGGGATCGCCCGCCCGGAATATATCCGAGTAGCTCATTTCTCCGAATACTTTTACCCGACGAGGCAGGACTATCTCGGCTCTGCCGGTAAATTCTTTCCACGACCTCTCTATCGTTACCTCCGAGCCCCGATAAAGGTGTAGCTCCTGCCTGCCTCTTATGGCAGGGAATATTATGTGCATCGACATTGTAAGAGTCATAGTGGTCAAAATAGTTTTGGGTTCTGCCTCTCGTCGGTTTTACGCTTGTCAAGCAATTGCTTTAACTCCGCTTTAGCCGGTGTCGCCAGAAAATTGTTAAACGTGGCTACAGATATATGATACCTATCCTTAATAATATTCTCATACACCCATATCTGAGTAACACCCCTGCCTTTGTGTTCCAGTACGATATCCTGTATCTCGATGATTTTCCTTAGTAGGTTTTCTCTATTATAAGCCATTTTCTTTTCTCTTTTTTCCAAAAGGAGGGACAGGCTTCTCCTGCCCCTCCTCCGCTAAAAACATACAAATTTTTGAAAGCAATTCACAACACAACACAATGCAACATTGTTTTTTACGCTTCCGTCATACCCAAAGGCACGCTTACCCATTTGCCATTTTCGTCTTTGTATTCTGCCCGAACAAACGTTTTACTCACTTGTGGACGGTATGCTTTTTCGATTATCTCGACTCCGTCTATCAGTTCAGCATTGCCGCTTTCGGCAGCGAGTTTACGCAACTGCATCACGCGGCTTGCCTTGAGGTTGCCCATTGCATCACGGCTCAAGAGTTTCATTATCGCATTTACCAACAGCCGGCTGTTGTCGTCATTAGCAAACGACGATATCACCTCTTTTACTTTTGCTATACCTTCGTTCACCGTGTCGTCGTAGTCGTCGGTCTGGTGGTTGCCGAGTGTGATACGATACAGTCCGTCGGCGGAACTAAACGTATTGCTCTTTTGGTCTGCCTTCGTGTTGAATATCTCTTCCTTCAGCTTCAATGCATCGGCAAATCGTTCGTACACGCTTTGTTTGCTCCTCGCCAAGCTCTTACTCACCTCCTGAAGCGTCGGGAACACCTCCCTCACCGCTTCGTCCACAAGCTGCTTATACGCGTCTCTGTTCTCTTTTTTGAGGCGGTCTCTTTCTTTTGCCTCCTTGTACTTGCGAAACTCTTCGGCTTCGCTTCCCGTCAATCTAATTTCTTCCATATTATTTTGATTATTAATTTTTTATTCGGTAATGCAAATTTAGTACTACTTATTTTTACATAAAAAAAACAGTATCACTTTGACAATAAAAAAGCCCCTTGTAGGAGGGGCTTTTTCGTTTACTGCATCTCTGCGAATATATCTCGTAACTCTCTGAGATAGTAGCAATGTTTAGATACCGCTTGCGGCGACACTATACAACCTCCCTCGTCATCACCATACGCCGTTATAAAGTCGAATATCAGTTCGTCGAGTTCTTTCGACATCTCCGATGGTGTTATAGTCGTCGAGAGAAACATCCTTAGTCCGTCTAAATTCATCTGTCACCTCCTTTATCGTTTGCAGTTCTCGGACTCCTCTCCCTATGCTCGGGCAGTCCGTTGTAAGTGATATAGAGGTTTATGACGCAGTCGCCTATCACCTGTATGTTGCCGTTACCGGCTGCATTTAGTTGCTTACTCATACCTTGCCCTCCTTTCCGTTTCGCCGTAATTCGTAATTGACAATTCGTAATTTCTCACAGAGATAGTCGCAGTATATGCGGGGATTTACGCCGTCGAGCATCGCCTTGAACTCTTCGGCATTCGCTGCCATACGCACCTTGCCGCCTTCGAGCAACTCGAAGTAGTTTACCTTTAACTCCAGTATCATAGCGAGCCTCCTTTGTTTTTGCGGGCATTCTGATTGCCAATTTGACCTCCGCGTCTGCCGTCGTATTTTACCGCAGGCAAGTGGTTACCTTCGGGTATAGGCGTACCCTTTAGCAGGCGGTCTGCCATAAGTGCCGGCTGGTTGTAGAGCATATACGCCTCGCGGTTCTGGCGTGCCCTCTTGTAGAGAGCCATAAGTATGCGGTTGCTGCGGTTGTAGCCGTTTAGCGTGCGGCTGACGCTCTGTACGCTGACGCCGAGTTCGAGGGCTATCTCTTTCTGGTCGCCGTGGTTGAGACTCTCGCCGATAAGCCAGAGCAGATTTAGTATATCGGCGTTCACCAGCTCGCCGCGAGTCTTACGCCCACGCCTCGCTGCCGGCTGCACCGTATAGCTACCTGTCCTGCGTATGCTCGGTAGTACCTCGTTGGTTACCCACTTGCGAAACTTCTTGGCTTCAGGCTTGTTGCTTCGTATAACGAGGGCATACATACCGCTTTCGTTAACTAACCACATTAACCGCCTTTGACCTGATTGGAGAATTTCTCCTGTCAGCTTCTCATCGTCGTCTAAAGGCTCTACTGCTCTACGAACATCGTTAAGTTCAAGGGCATTGCACAAATCCTTGGCGACAAACCAAGGGTTTCCGTCGATGTTCTGAATACGGATGCTTATATCCGTTTCGTTGAATGTGTAAACTTGCATTGCCGTCTCTCCGGCTGTCGAATTCTTTTTGTAGTTCATTTTAAAGAATTTTTTTGATAAAAAGATAGCCCGCCGTAGGTGTGAACTACACTTTACGACGGGCGTATTAGCAGGTGGGCATTTCTGCTCCACACCACCATAGCGGGCTATCCCTTTATCGGTTCAAATAAAAAAATCTTTTGAAATTTGCCCCGAGTGTAAAATGTAGTTCGAGTGCAAAGGTAATACATATTTTCTGATTTTCAAAAAAAAGATGATTTTTTTTATGTGTTTTCTCGCAAAAAAGTAAAAATCAGCGGCTTATGTAGGTGTCTTGTAGTTTTTTAAATCTATTTTTTATCACTAATTTCACCGTATTTACTCTCAGCGAGTCGTAAATATCTCCAGAAAGTAGCTACACTTATAGGATATATATTTTGCTTACTTTATTGCGGTAAACCCACAGCAGACACCTGTCTTGCCTACCTGGCTTGTAGTAAGACATTGCTATATCATATACTATTTTAGCTCGTAGTATGGTGTTTGTTTTAGTTTTGCCATCTGTCTTTGTCATAATCCTTTATTATTCACTTTCAACATCTCCAACGCCACCTCTACCGTCAAGTTCATATCCTTTACATTGCGTCGGAAGCCATAGTATATCGCCTGCAGACGTGTTTGCGGTATACGATTGAATGAGGTGTACTCGTTACCTGTGGCACGCAGTATCATCGCTTTCGCTCCGTCCATCGTAACGGCATAGCCAAGCTCAGAGGCAAGCCCAAAAGCTGCCGCTATTGCTCTCTTTCTCCATCTGTCCATATCGATACGTTTATCCTCCGTTTTAGCGTCCATACGCCTATTACCTTCGAGCGAACTACATACCTGTTGTAGCTGCTGTAGAGTTAGTTCGTTCGTGTGCTCCACGCCATAGCCGGCAAGAATTCCCTCCTTCGCTTCCTGCCCGAGACCTTGCTGTCCGAGCAATACGTGGAACTTCTTGATTAGCTGCTTGTGCAGCCTGTCGTGGTCAAAAATTTTTGTTGCCATATTGATTTGTATGTTTTTTGTCGTTTTATTTGAATTTCCAGTACTCATCGTCTCCCTGCTCCCAGATGGTGTAGTATCCCTTTTTTCCCATACTTCTACCCTTTGAATACGCACGAAAGCCTTCTACATATATCTTTTGGTTTGCCATAAACAGAATGCTGTTGCTTAGCTTCTTTGCTGGCTGCTTACCCACCGCCCACGCGGTCAGGATAAAGAGTTTGCTCGGATGTTTTTCTACGAGTGCATTCACCTGCTTTACCGTCGCAAAGTCGCTCATATCGAGGCTGTCTATTATTACGTAGCGTATATTACGGCTCTTTGTCAGCCTACGCCGCAGGTCTTCGGCACTATCGACGGCAATCTGCACCTTATTGCGTATCTGCGATAGTCCTGTACGTTTTACCGTCTGCTTCAAGTTCTCGCTCAAGCCCTCCTCGTAGCTCTCGTATAGCACTTTACCGCTCTCGGAGAGTTTCTTTATAAGCTCCATCATGAAGGTAGTCTTACCGTGCCCCGATGCAGCGTATATAAGCCATAAACCTGTGCTTTGCGGGCTGCCGAAGGCGTCATACCACTCACCGTCTAAGTCGAGCGTCGGTATTTTGCTGTCGAGCAGGTTCTGTATGGTAATGGCTCGCTTCATTTATCTGATATTAAAGATTTTCTTTACCAAATCCTCTGTCAGCGGTTCGCCTGTGCGTTCTGCTTCACGTTGTGCGGGTACAAGTACATCGTGCAGTTCGCCGTAGTTATCGCACTCTCTTTGCAGGAATTTTCTTAAAGCCTTATCTTCTATATTGCTAAGGAATAGCGTATAACTGTGGTCTATCGGTGCAAGTGTGCGGATTCCAAACTTGATACGGCGGTACAGTTGCGGTATACCGTCCTTACTCTTACGCCTCAGGCGTTCGATGTTGTTGATAAGCTGATGGTGACCGACTATCACTATTGCACAAGCTCTGGTAAGACCATCGTAGAACTCCTTGATGGCACACAGTGCCGGCTGCTTCATATACTCACACTCGTCGAGTATCAATGTCGGCTTCCTGCCGTCTCTTTTGAGGTCTATCAGTTTACCGATGATAGTCTTCATTTTCTTGGCGTTGCCTTTCGCTTCGGGCAGCTTCATAGCGTCGAGTATCTTGTCCAAAATGTCGCCTATCTTGTCGAGCTGGCTCACGGTAACCACGAATGTATCCACAGGAAACTTCTGCCTGAATAGCTCAATGGCATGTGTCTTGCCGCAGCCTGTATCGCCAACTATCGTGTTCGTGTAGCCATATTCGCGGGCGTCTTCCAAGATGCTTATTATCTCTACCAGTTGCTCGGTCGGCTGCACCTTCCAAAAGCTCTGTTTTACTTCCAAGCCGATAAATTCGGCTATCTTTTCAAAATGCTTGTCGGCTATCTCTACCTCTTTGCCTTTGGCTGTTACAGAGTAATCGCCTTTACGCATCGCCACTATGTAAGCAACGTTTACACCTGTACGCTTGGCTACTTCGTTCTGCGATAAGCCGTGCTCCTGCATATACTGCTCCAGTGCACCGACTACCTGTTTCTTTTGCTTTTCTGTCATCATTTCTTCGTATGTTTTTATGTATTTAAATATTTTTTCAAAACCGTTTAAACCCTGTTTAAATGGGCGTTTTTTCTATACTTTGTAATTTGTAATTCGTAATTCGTAATTGATTATATGTATTCGCTTAAATCGACCTTGCTCCTCAGCCACTCCTTACGCTCCGATACCGTATCTTCCACCACTTCGGCAGTTGCCTGTTCGAGTCGTAAGCGGCTCTTTACGTTCTTGTGCTGCCCCGTGCTATCGGTTATCAGCAGCTTCGAGAGCGTGTCCTTTATTTTGGGCTGCTCTATTGCCGCCTCTCTGAGAGTTTCGGCTGCTTTTGCCCGAACATCTATCACGTAGTCCGTCAGCGTCTTGTTGTACTCTCTTACTCGCTCAAGCTGCTCGGCATCGCCCGGCTGTCTATCCATCAACGCCATTGGTTGTACATACTTTTCCTCAAGCATATAGCGGAGCGTTCCGTCGGCACTTATGGCGAGGGCTTTCGACAGGTCTTCGCGGTCGTAGAAGACGTTCCAATCCTCATTGCCATGTCTGCGGAAGTCGAGGTCGAAACAGTCGTATACTACCTTCTGCCCGCCAATGGTGATATTCAGCCCACTGCCCGTAAGGCGTTGCGTACAACCGTTGCTCTCGCCATAGTGTAACAAGTACTTTTCGAACGACATCTCCACTTTCTTGCCGTCGGGCATGGCTGCCCATAGTTCGAGCATTTGCTCCCTTAACCTTGCCCTCTCCGCCTCTAAGAATGCTTCTATCTGGCGACATACGCCGGCGTAGTCGGGGAAGTTTTTCTTGTATTTTTGCAGGAACTCGGTGTTAGGTTGCTTGTCTTTATTTGAAGTAATGCCGAAGCCCGACCAATTCGGCTGTGGCTTACAATAAGCCTTATTGATGGCGGCAAAGTACGGCTCTATTATCTTTGATTTGGCGTTGCCGACCTTTGCGGGCATATAATACGTGCAGGTAGCCTTATATATTGGCGGCAAAGCACCGTGTCCGTAGTTGTCCGACTGTATCTGATGCGGACGATACATCTTACCGAATAGCTCCGATGTGTGTTTCAGAGCGTCTCGCATAGCCGCCTTGATAAGCAACACCGATTCGTGCGTCCCAATGGCATACCCCATCGGGTACTTCAGGCAGGCATCGAGTACCACCACCACTGTTGGGCGGTTGTGATACGAGGTAACTCTTTTTCCTTTCTCCAAGTCTGTCTTTTGGTACATCAGCTCTACGTCCCAGCCGTCGAGCGTCCAATAGTAGAGCGGTTGTGTAGGTGCAGACCGTTTTATCTGCATCGACTTCGTGTTGTAGAACGCAGCCGACCCACGCCGTCCCGAATACACCTCTACCGATAGCTTGTCTCGCCATACCCGTACCGCCGACGCGGTGATAGCTTTCCATCCTGCTTCTTTGGCAAGGGTGTTGTAACGACGTGCTATCTGTTCATTGTCGAAGTTGCGAGGGTCGGCGAGCAGCTCCATTAGCACGCTCCGCTTTACTTCGTCATCTACCTTCGCACGATTCATATTCATATACTTCTTACTGATAAGGCTATCGTTGCCTGTCCTACCATAGCGGTCGGCTTTCCTTCCGACATAGTAATACAACGCGTCTTGCAATCTCCGCTCATTGAATGGTAGCGTATGAGGGTATTTCTCCCTATCGAGCATTGCCACACCTTCGGATAGCTCTTTCCAATTTATTTTGAGCGATGTACCTTTGCTTGCTCTGATAGCCTTCTTATCTATGAGCATCTTATCTATTGCTTCCAGCACGATGGCGTTGTTGTAGTATTCTGTTTGCCGTTCTGAGGGCAGGTGCTTGCCGTTTGGTAGCCGGTAGTCCTCGAACCAGTCGCTTGTGGCTGCATTGTGCTCGATATACCGTTCAAGTAATGCCTTACGCTCCTTCTGATACACCTCTTTGTACGGGTCTTTTACTCCAGTCTCCTTCTTTACCCGCTCCTGTATATGTGTAGGTAGGCTATCGTACGATATTAATGCCGTCGTGTTCCGACACCCCCGCCGCACTATATTAATCTGTCCCGTGCGACGCAGATGGTTCATCTCGTCTTTGCCTAAAGCCGAGCTCTCCACCACTAAGATATTCTTATACACGTCAAACATAGCTACTCTTTTTTACTTCTTTACAATTTCGTATCCACCTTTATTTATAGCTGCTTGTCTTATTTTTTTGCTTGCCTTACTCCGGCTCTCGCCTCGTAGGGCTTTCTTAATAGTAGGGTATGTGTAACCCAGCCCCTCCATTATTTCTTTCTTAACTCCGTATGGCACTAATATTTCGTTCATGTCCTTTTTTTTTCTATATTTGCACGAATTTTTAATCTGAAACTTTTTGCAAGGGTATAAGAAATTTTCTATACTTCCAAATATTTTGTAAGTTTTTTTCTAAAAAGGTGATTTATGACAGAAAATATTATGGGTAGAATAAAGCAATACCTCGATTTCAAAGGTATATCTAATAGACAATTAGAGCTTTCTACAGGCATGTCTAATGGTTCATTTAGCAGCCAGCTAAAAAAAAATAAAACAATAGGAGTAGACCGTTTAGAAAATATTCTAAATACCTATGATGATATAAATCCCGAATGGCTACTAACAGGTAAAGGGAGCATGCTAAGACAAACAAAAGTCTCAAAAACAAGCAATATCAACAGCGATAATGTAATAGGTTCTAATGTAAATAGTCCAGGAAGCTATACAAATGAATCATCCGCGGAATTAATAGAGATAATAAAAAAGCAACAGGAGCAGATGGACAAACTAATAAATATAATAAACAAGTCAAATCTCTAG